TTGAATCAGCAGTAGAAGCTAAAATAGGAGTATCGTCTAGGAAAATATCTTTCTTTGCAGCATTAAAGTATGCAGTAGTGCCTTTAGTTCTTCCTTCTTTTGAAGGACTTGAAAACCCTTCTATCTCACCTTCAGAAATAAGATCAAGTAAAGTAGCAAACTGTTTACTATGTAAATTATCTGGAGTAATAGTAGGAGGACTTCCCCCTCCACCCTTGCTACCTCCTCCACCAGAACCAGCAATACTTGGGCCTAATCCTGCATTATGAACACGAATAGTATTAGCAATAAAAGTATGATGTCCTTCAACAGTTAAGTTATAGACAGTATGTTCTCCAAGTTCAGTACGTTTAACAATCGGTCTTAAGTGTCCAAATTCATCAACTAAACAATCATCAGTCTTTAACGTACCAATACCAACAAACGCATTAAATTGATTTAAAACCCAATGGTTTGGTGTTGCATCTAATTTTTTCCCACCCCATATTTCATATCTAGTAACAGATTCGTTCTCATGCTCATGTACTTTTAAAACTTTGGCATGATAAATAGTGCCTTTATCATCGAAACTACAAACAATATCACCAACACTAATCTCTTTAATTAATTTAGTGCCATTTGGAATAGATACAGGAGTATCACCAGTAAAACAACCTCCACCACCTGATCCTTGTATGTATTTATTCGTATCCGTCATACCTGTACCGCTTCTGTATCTACATCACCACTTATAACAACGGAACCTGTAAATATTTCACCATAAACAATCGGAACTGGAGTACCAGCCCTTGCTGTGTTTTGCGTTCCAGAGAAGTTAAATGATATTTGTGGATTGTCTTCAAATGTTGGTTGTTGAGTTGGAAATAGCATTTCACCAATACCACCTATAACCAAACCAGCACCAATCGCACTTAAACCTGTACCAATAGCTGTTCCAATTCCTGTTCCTGCTGCTGCACCTAGAAAACTTGTTGTACCAAATAATCCTGCACCAGGGAACATAAACGATGCACCTATTAATAATGCACCTGTAAGAAAACGACCAAAGCCACCCCCTGCTCCTGATATTACTGGAACGATATGAATATCCTGTTTTCCTATTGGATAATCTAGTTCCTCTTCATTAATCTCATAATTACCAATTTTTACTTGATAGAGTTTAGGAGTCATATACTTTTCAACTTCTGGAAAATTATTTACTAAAAAACTAATGGCTTGAGGTAAATTATGTACTTGCACTTCAAATTCTTTGTGGCCTATAAATTTAGCCAACTCTCCATACAATTTTAGTTTACGCAACATAACGATACCGCCCTCCTGTACATTTTAACAACCAAGGTGAGTATGGCTCTCTACAAGATAGTCTATCTGCTAAATGATGTAAAACATCTCCATCTAAGAAAATAGCCACATGATTTAATCCTTGTCCAAAGATACTCATTGCTAAAACATCACCATTTATTAATTCTTCGTTTGGATCTAGTAATCTAAAACCTCTGCTAGGTAAATACCTTTCAAAAACAGGATCATTTAAAAAATCTTCTACTTTTGCTGGCCTTTTATAGTCTAATAATTCAATTCCTTTCTCTTCTTTATACCAATCAATAACTAATGACCAACAATCTGTTATACCCCAAACCCATTCTCTTCCTAGTAATGGAGCTTTATATCCACTAGGTTCACAGTAACCCCACTTTTCTGTTTTTGGATTAACAATATGCCAAGGTAAATTAGAGTCTTCACAGCTAATCAAATCTGCCTGACTCGGAGTTGGAGGAGTAACTGGATGACTATGAACAATCCCTGTAATCTCACCAACAGAATCAGCTTTTACATAATCAACTGGATCGAGAACAAAGCATTGATATGAAGTCATAGATAAATTATTACAGGGATAATATCTTTCCTTACCTTTTACATTTAACAAAAGACCAACAGATTCTTTCGGATCTTCAACTTTTGCATGACTGAGAGCAGCTTCCTTCCAATCACTCATGGCATAAACGTACCAATAGAAGGAAATAGTTGTTTAGTGCATACTCTTAAAGGGATTCTTATATTTGCTAGATCAAAAGAAGCAGCTAATTCAAATTGAACAACGGCTCTATTTTCTGCTGATTTTCTATCTATTTTGTAAATTTGTTGAGGATATTCTGCTGTTGGATCAGGTGTTCCGTAAGGATTAGATTGACTTGTAGAAGTTGAACTTGTCTGCTGCTGAATCGTATTTGGGTTATTCATTGTAATTGTATTTCCCATTCCATTACCATGAACGCTGCAATAGTATCTCAAATCATTTGGTGCGGTTGGATAAGCTGGCTGATAAGTTACTGTTGCCCCTGCTTGACCAGGAGTTCCGCTAACAGTTGTAGTTTGTGATCCTCCAGCATCAGATTTTATTCTTAGTGGATGGTTTGCATTTGTAGCATCTGCCTGATTAAAAATATAAGTTGATGCACGCTTCATTGTAAGAACTGGATTTGTAACACCATTAATAGCAAAATAATTAGAACCACCTACATTCACTACTGTTACTGTATAAGTCACAGTTTCTACATCAGAAGGATCAGCAATAGTTGAAGTTGATGTAGTTGTTGTAGCTACAGGAGCAAAATTCGCAGAGTCTAAAAATCTTGCTAAAGTTGTTCTTCTTTTTACTACCGCACCAGTAAGATCATTTCCAGGAGTTACCTGATTTACGTTTAGTAAAATAGCTGTAATTACATTGGTGACATTACTGATAGTCAGAGTAGGTCGAGGTAATTGACCGTTTGCATATTTAAAACCTTCAGCTTCCATTGGTATTGCAATATAAGTATTACCATCCCAGATTATATTTCCATTGTTAACTTCATTTGTACCAGCATGAAATCTATAAGTTGTGGCCGATCCATGTAAAGCTGCATCTGTTGTTAGCTCAAATAATTCAATAACTGAGCCAGGATTTATGGATTGGGTTTCAGATACAGGATTTGCCATTAGGGTTCAAATACTTGTGTAAATGTTGCGTTAATTCTATTTCTATTAAATTCAAATATTTCTATATTAAAACCAGGACAAATCCACTTGAAAGTTGTAGTTGTATCAGGAGGAGACCAATCAAATGATGCTCCATCCACTTTTCTTGCTTCTAGAAATGTTTCTATTTCAGCCGTATCTTCATCATTTTCATTAAATGTTAAGCTCCATTGTTTAGCTTTTTGGTTTATGCCAAAAGTAAATCTTTGCTGATAGCCATCACCAAACTGAACTGTTCTGGTATTAGTAATATCAGTTTTATTTGCAGAAAAAACAGGGTTATAACTAGGAAAAGTAGCCATTATCTTAATAAACCTCCAGGTCTTCTTTGTTTTAATAATTCTGATTGTATCGCTGCTGAGATAGCCCTGCCAAGTTCTTTACTTTGTTGTTCATCACCTTGAACAGACGATCCAGAGGCATCTATATTTACGCTGATATTTGTATTACCTCCTCCACCTAGTTTATCGTTAGGTATTATTGTACCTGATCTTTTGGGTACGAATAATTCTGGGCCTTTCTCTCCCACCAATGATGGTTTACCTACAGGTGGAGTTCCTCCACTTGCAAAACCTAAAAGTCCTCCAAAACCAGGTA